TCAATTTTTTTTAGGTGTGAAATTCATAATCAGCAGTTCATTTACCCTCTTTTTTTTGTTTGCTCCACCTGCCGAATAAGACGTTTCTACCGTTTCGATATGAAAGGCATTGAACAAGTCCCGGATATAATCCGCATCATTAATAGAAAGAATGAATCTCCCGGAAATCCCGGCCAGGATATTCCTCAACTTGACGAAATCCGTCTGATCAAAAACACCCTTCCCGTAATAATCCTCGCACCTATAATAGGGTGGATCGATATAAAAGAAGGTGTCCGGCTTGTCGAAGCGGGGGAAAACTTCAGCGTAATCCTTGTTCTCAATATAAACCCGAGACAGGCGAAGATGAATCGCTGACAACTCCTCCTCGATCCGGAGGAGATTCAATCTCGGCTTTGACGTTGTTGCTATAGAAAAAGAAGGGTCTTTGATCCGGGCCGCTCCGGCGAATACCTCCACATAACATTTGTGTTCAGGGATTTTCGGGATGATTTTGTTGGCCAGTAACGATTTTCCTCCCATGTACGCCAGAAAACTTTTCATGAGTTCCTCCAGATTGAATTTTGGGAGTAACCCTGCTATAGGCCCTTGCATTCGGTGTGCGGATGGTAGCGGGTTATCCCGTCGGGCGTGTTAGCGCCTGGTCTGGGGAGGTGGAGCTCCCTGGAATACTGTCCGCCTTTTAAATAGGATGGCCTATCCCGGCCAGCCGGTCGTGATGTCGTATGCCTCGATATCTGTTATCGTACTCAATGCAGCAATCGCTTCCGCGTGGACTTTTTCCTGTCTGAAACAGCCTTGAACATGCGTTCCCACAGCCTGACCAATTGCCAATAGCGCAGTTCGGTCAATCTGCACCCATCCGGTTGTCCCTTTCCAATCGATCAGGGCGTCAGGATTCAGATCGGAATAATTCTTTGCTCCAGTGATCATCACCTGACTTTCCCGGTCAGTTTTAATGGTTGCTCCGGATACCGTTATGCCTGCTATTTCTTTCTCGTAACGGTAGGCGGCCAATGTGGATAATTTCCGTTCTCTTACTTCTTCCAGAGTATAGGTATGTTCCAATGCTTGCGGGTATCCTGTCTCATCAGCCTGGATAATCTTTCCTTCGGATTGTCCATTCAGGAGCGCTGCATGCTCAACTTCTGTGATTTCAACGGCGTCGGCAGGAATATTACTGCCGTGAATCTCATCAACATAAAATCCGCCTGCTGATTTTGAATAAAAATGCTTCATCGCAACCTCCTCGATTTAATAACCTATAGCAATGATACGTGCGCCATAAGACTGTACTCCCGATGGGCGATAATAAAAGCATCGAAATTGTGCAAGAGTGTCGATAGCGGCTCCATAAATACAATCAGTAGAAAAGGCATCCGCAGTTGTCATGGTAATCGCAAAGACTTGATTTGGGAATGTTATCGGAAATGTAACTATGTCAGATGACTCAGTTGTTGACGTATGTGTATTCAGAGTCGCATACACCCATTGAATAATCAGGCCGTTTGGCAATTTCTGATAACCGGAAGTTCCGAAACTTTTACCAAATTGACTTAAATCTACAGCCTGACCAGTGTTGACCAGTTGATAGTTTGTTCCGTCGTAAATAACAGTTACGAGTTGACCGGCGGCAATGTTCCCAGCAGCAAGGTCGGTGCTGACATTCTTTTTGATGGCAACCGCTCCCAGACCATTGATATTGATCGTGCTCGCCCCTGTATTGGAGTTGGCCGCCATGAATGTGATCGGCATTCCAGTTACATGGGCTGTCAAGGCCGGAGACAGGGAGATGGCATAGGCATTGGCTGATCCGGTGTCTGCAGCATAATCAAGGGCACCGTCGCCGTCTTCATCAAGCCCACGGTGGCGATGATTGTTTAATGCGTTTAGAAACGCGGCCGAGACAATTGTCCCTTCGATTTGCAGGGCGGGATTGCCGTCCACAAAATTTGTTTTGGCCATAATTCCTCCTTATTGTTCAATAGTGTTCAATAATAACTGCAGCGCCCGGTTTTGCGTTTCCGTCACTCTATGCATAGTTGAAGATCACGACCGTATGGGCTGGTTTCAGCTCCTCCAGAAGGGTTTCCAGCTCTATGTTGGGCGTCCACCAGGAAAGACGTTCTCCGGCGNCGGATGATCCCGCCCGGAACGAATAGGCNNCCTGGCCCGAGACNTTGACCCGCCAGATCCAGCGGACCTNNTCCTCATAAAGACGATCTCCACAGCGTCCCCATCCGGCCATGAAGGGTAGCAATTCATCTATCGTAATCGTCCAGCCGGAAGAAGCCGCAAGGGCGATGAAGTAAGCGCGCGACAGACCGCCGATCTCCCGCATCTTTTTCAGCACGGCATTGCGTCTGGTTTGCAGGGGTGCGTCATCGATAGGAATCAGGGCGCATACCCGTTCCCAGTCCGTAAGCAGATCATGGGCAACATCGGGGAACATTTCCGTTATGAGCAGTTCCGACGACGTCTGAGCTTCGTCCAGGGCCGCGCCTTCCAGGGAAACATCGGCCGCATGCATCCCCGTCAGCTGAACTGGAAACAGCAGATTCAGGACATCTTCATGTGTCATCATTAGACCTCCCTGTTCCTATGATACCGATACCGTTCCAGGCCGGAGCATCTCGTAAGCGCTGGTGGTCACATCGGCTGCAGGAACGGAGAGGACCGCATTGGTCGCCCCCTCCCGGATAGCCAGGGCAATGAGCTGGCTGAGATAGAGGGTCTGCCCGGGAACCAGGCTGTGCAAAAGGGATGTGATTGCGAATGCGATAGCCTCTTTGTTCACGGTTCCGGCGACGGTCATCGTGACATCCTGAAGGGTTACTGCCGGCGGCAGGATACGGACGATGGAGACCGTCACGGGCCGCACGTCGTCGATGTATTCTCCAACCTGCGCCGTCAGGGACTTCAGGGTGTAGGACTGGCCGATTGAGCTGAAAATGTCCGTATCCAGAGTCAACTGGGTGGCGTTGTCCACGGCTGTAATTACTGCCTGGCCGCCGGTGTCGTCATTGACGGCGATGTCGCCGATCCGGACCGGGCCGCCGGCGCCGGCTGCCATAAAATCAGCGGTGCCGTCCACCAGTTTGTTTGCCGTGATTGCCGTCGTCGTACCTGTCAAGGCGTGGGAACTGGGGATCTCCGAGCCCGTGACGTCCTCATCGGCGGCGATGATCACATCCACCGTACCCAGACCTTGGGCCTGGGGAATGCACCATGCCTGCGCCACGTTGTCGATTTCCAGCGCCCATTTCTGATAATCATACTTATTCCCGCCCGCCGGAGGTCGGCGGATGTATTCCAGCAGTCGCGCCAACAGCTCCTCGTCAGTCTCTCCGGAACGTCGGGACAGCCCGCGCACCCAGGCGTGATGTTCCAAGTTCGCCGAGTTTGCCGTATCAGGGAAGATCTGTTTGGCGATCCATTCCTGATACTTGTAGAGCCCCCACAGAGCTGAAGCCAGGCAGGCGGACTTCATGTAAATCAGGCTCCCCTGGGAGAGGTCGGCATCAGGGAACTGGTTTCGCCAGTCCGTAAGCAGGGTGTTCAAAAGATCATTGAAATACGCGTTGAAAATTCATTTAAAAGTCCTCACACCACGGTTACGAAGGCTGAAAATTCCACGGGCTCCCCGGAGGCCGGGGTCACCTCCACCAGGAGCTTCAGCCGGTTGATGTTCTGCGTTCTGTCCCGCCCGGCGGTTACGGAAATCGCGGTCGCCTTTCCTGAATCCAGCATCCATTGCAGGGCCTCCCGGCAGTAATCCTCCGCGAGCCTCGCCGTCGCGGCAGTGAGCTTCGCCCGTTCAAGCAGGTGCAGACGGGACCCGAAGCCCGGATTCGCGAAGAAACTCCCCCGTTGGATCGTCAGAGAAAGCCAGACGTTGTTCATGATGGTGTCCGCCTTGTCGAACGTCATGGCTGCCATGCCGGTCGTATTGTCGATTTCTATTTTGAAGTCCATTTTATGCCCGTTTTATCCCGCCTTCGTGATGGCCGTGCAGACATCGGCCGCCGTCAGGGATTGATCCGGGGTTGATCCCCCGCCGTGCGTGTGGGAACCGAGCCAGGAGATCAGCCTCTCGTCGCAGATCGCCTTCAACCCGCCGCGGTCGCCGCCCAGGTTGATCAGGGGGCTGTTCACCTGACAACTGACGGACGCGGTCACCAGGGCCGTTTTGCTGGTGATTTCCACGTCATTTTCCACAGTCGCCTTGAGCCTGTTGCCGCTGACGATCTCGATTGTCCTGTTCCGCTTGAAGTGGATCCTGTCGCCTTCATCCGTATAGAGGCAGACTTCCCCGTCCTCGACGGCGACCCGGTAACGGCGGTCGTCGGAAGCGACGGCCACGTAGTGGTTGCCCTCGTTGACGATGATCAGCTCCGCGCCCGCCTTCGGTCGGGAGGTGAAGCCGTAATGCTGGAAATATTCCCGATCCTCGATCGTTTCGTCGGCTCGCCCGGATGCGGAAAACCGCTTGATCATGCCTTCCAGAACAGATATCACGATGCCGCGGATCATTCCCATTTCCCCCCCCTCCAGCATTCCGTTCAAATTTACAAATTTACAGTTTTCCTGTTTCAGCGGTCAAACCAGTCCCACTTGCCCAAGTTTCAGCCGTGTTACCGGCCCCAGATTCTTGTCCAGTTCGAAGTTCCTTCCGTAGATGAGATACACCCCGTCCAGACCCTGCACCTCATCCGTCACGCGGGCCAGTTCGTTGACCGTCCAGTTTCTTCCATTCTGGGAATGCCGGGCCACCGTGACGCCGTACTGCCAGCCTTCCTTTCTCCCTTTCTCCATCAGCAGTCTGGCCATCAGGGCCGGAGAAACGCCGTCGTTGTTGCTGCACTGCACAAAGGGCTTGTAGAAGGAAATTCCCGAATCCGTGCGGGACGCTCCGGTCCGGATCGCCGTCGCGTCCGCGCCGAAGCTGTCCTGCCCCTGCCGCTGTCCGAGCACGGTAATCTTCGACCAGCGCCGGGAAATGTCCTCGGCCAGTTCGCTTTCGATGACGTTGTTTCCTTTCCCATCCCGGGTCAACTGGAGCGTAAAGGCCGGTTCCCCTTTCGCCTTCGGTCTGCCGAAAACAAGAGTCCCGTCGGGCAGGGAGTAGAAGAACAGGCCGCGGGATACCGCGGCGGCCTTGAGCACTTCGAAGACGGTCATCCCCGGTTCGATCTGCGTGATCGTCTGCGGCTCATCGAGAAGATCCGTCGTGGTTTTCGCCTTGCCGGAGGCGGCAGACTGATAAACGACGGCCTTCCGGTTGATGTAGGGAACCGTGCGCAGCAGCAGCGCGGCCAGCTCCCTGAGAGACTTGTTCTTTACGGAGACGAAGGACTCGCAGCAGGAATCCACAAGCAGCCCCATGAGGTCGCGGCCTTCCACGGAGAGGGTCTGACCGTGCCCGGCGACCCGGCGGGTCACCCGGTCGATGATGCCCGTGAGCTCCCGTTGATCGTTGACCCAGACCTCGCAGCGCATCCCCGCCTCAACCTGTGTTTCCGGCGCGGACAGCTCCATCCGGAAGGCGTCCGCCGGCGTGTAGAGGTCGGTGTCGATGCTGTAGGAAAGGAAATGCTCGACGGCCAACTCGCCGATACGCAGGGCAATCTTATCGGACATAGACAAGAACCTCCCCGGAGGCGAAGTTCGGGTTCCGGATCCCCCGGTTGGCCTTCAGCAGCCTCTCCGCATCCTTGCAGGGCAGGCCGTAGCGCAGGCAGACCAGATGCAGGGGAAGGGGATTGTCCAGGATCACCGCTTTCATCTTTTCCCGCTCCAGACGGACGGCGTTGACATGCTCCAGCAGGGCTTTCGCCATCGTCTTGAGACTCCCCATCTCCCGCGCCGCCTCCACGGCCTCGTCCAGACGGCGGCGGACGACAGCGAGGGTTTGCTCCAGTTCCGGCAGCGTCAGCACCTCATAATCATCCGCATTGTCCGGGTTCGTAAAGGCGGTCTGATCCTCTTCGAACACCTGCGCCGTTTCCAGGGCCATCCTCTGGGCGCAGGCAATCCGCAGGTGGGACGTCATGACACTGCCGGCATCCGTTTCCGCTGATCCGGAAAGAGAACCGGCCGGATCGTCAAAGGAGTCCTCCAGATCCTTCATGGCCAGATCGAGGCTCTGCACATACCGGGCGGGATAGTTACGCAAGGAATCGCAGAGACGGGCGGTCTTTTCCAGCGCCGCGGCCAGACCGCCCGTGATGCGGCCGGGGATTGTCAGGTCATAGGTGAGCGTGGACTGAAGGGAATCGACAGGACTGGTGACGTCGGCGACGGTCGCCTCCGCCGTGCCGAGCAAAGTTTCCACCGCGCCCGCCACGTTGCGGAAATCCGCCGAAAAGCCCTGCACCTGAGAGAGCATCGTCGAGGCGGCATCGAGGATCTGCGTCAGGGCGGCGGCATCCGTGACGGGGATCGTCCCCAGAAGGTCCTCCCGCAGGGCGGCGATCTGTTCTTCCTGCCCGGCGATGTACGCCTCTTCCACCGTGGACAGGACCGCGGGCCGCGTCAGGGGCTCGATGGTTCCCCGCATCTGCTCGACAAAGGCGATGTCCACCTCGGCGCACCGCTGACGGTCGTCGTGGCGGACGTTGAGCTCCTCGATCTTGCCTTTCATCAGGCCGTATTTCGGGTGTTCGAAATCCACCAGCCCCCGGTCGGACAGGAGGGAGATCAGGGCGATATGGTCATCGTAGGTTTCCTTTTCGGCGTTGTCGTAGAAGTACGCCCGCACCCGGACCATGTGGGCCCGCTGGCCCATGTCCTCCAGATCCGCGCCGTCGGCGAAGGGATAGTCGTACCGGGCGATGGCACAGGCGAAGGAATCGTCGAGCATCTCCATTTCCAGCGGGATGCCGGCCAGAACTCCGATGTTCAGTTCGTCGGCCATTAGAAGGCCCCCCGCCACAGCGTATTGAGGTTAAGGCTCGTGTCCATATCGTTCGATTTCGAGATTATCCGCCCGGACTGATCTATCTGCACGGAGAGATTGATTTCGTTTTTCTGTTTCAAGTTTTGCAGGAACATTTCCGAATATCGCCGTTCCTGGGCCTGCGCCTCAGCGGTTTTCCGCATCATATTTTTGATCAGCACGACCAGCCCGGCCGCGGCGGCGGTCCCGCCAACGGCAATTCCTACCGGAGAGGTGATCATCGGGAGAAAGCGCAGCAGAGGGGCCAGCTTCGCCAATCCGCCCAGGGCGCCCTTAGCCGCCGCTCCTGCGCCAACTGTTTCCAGGATCGATCCGCCCATTCCACCCGCCGGCCAGTTGGTGACAAATACCGGGGTCGTGCCGGTGGCCGCTTGGACTGCTTTCCCTTCGGCAACGCCCACTGCCGCACCGGCCTTTCCCTTCAGGATAGGCCGTAATGCTTTCGGGATGTACTTATATAGAAGGGCCAGAGTCCCGACTGCGGCTGTGCCGCCGCCGATCTTCCGCCAATCCGGAGTATATTTCTTGGTTTCTTCCCCTTTGCTCATGCTCCAGGCGATCATATTTGCAAGAGTTTCATTGATTGGCGCAACAAACCCATCCGCCGCTTCCCGGAATGCGGCCTTCAGACGGCCCGCCTGATCGACGAGGTTCGCCGTGGCGGCGCTCATGTCCCGCTTCAGAGTCCCGCCCGCCTGGCCGATCTCCTGGGAAAACCGCCGGACGTCGTCCAGGGATTTTCCGGTCAAGAGGGTTCTGAGTCCCTTGATCGTGTCCAGATCCGCCTTTCCGAAGGCCTTCTGCACGAATTCGGCCCGCTGGGCATCCGTGGTCAATGTCTGGTATTTTTTCCGGATGTCCTCCAGGACGGCCATCGCGTCCCGACGCTGCCCCTCGGCATCGAAGAAGCGGACGCCCGTGGCCTTCTGGGCCTCCGCCATATATCTCAAATTGGTGAACACCCGCAGGGTGCTGTCCGCCAGCGTAGCCAGACGCTCCGGCTGCCGTTCGATCTGGGAGAGCGCCTCGACAAAGGCCAGGGTCGCGTCGAAGTTCATTCCCGCCGAGGCGGCGTTGACCCCCACGCGGGCAAAAATATCGGACAGGTTCTCCAATTCGGCATTCCCCAGCCGCCCGGCCACGGTCATCTTGTCCAACAGTTCCAGGGCCAGCCCCGGTCTGGCCAGATCGAACTGAAAAGCCGTTGACGCCACGGTGAGACCGCCGGCCAGCGTCCGGGCCTCGGAGCCGGTGACGGCCATCGCCGTATTGAGCCCTTCCAGGGTCGCCTTCGCTTCCTTGACGTTCAGTCCCGACTGAACCAGGACATTGAAACCTTCCTTGAGGTTATCCACATCCTGCCCGGAGTCTTTTCCCAGCCGGAACAGGTCGCCGCGGAGTTCCCGCACCTGACGTCCAGTTGCTCCCGCTGTCTGGCCGATCTGTGTGAGAGACTTGTCCAGGTTGGCCGACTGCCACATCAGGGCGCCCGCTCCAATCGACACGCCCAGCCCGGCAAGCCTGCCCTGGAGGCTGCCGACGGCATTCCGGAGCGACGCCATTTCCGCCTTCGCCTTGTGCGTAAAACCGGACATGGCGCGTTCGCCCTGTTTCATCCCGTCTTTCATGCGACGGGAATCGGCGACAAGTTCCAGGAAGACCTTCATGTTCGTCATGGTGGTATCAATCCCTCTTCACCCGGTATTTCACGGACCTTTTCTCTTCCGGGTTGACCATCTCGCGCCATACCTCCAGGAGGTTCTCCGCCTCCCCGAGGGGCATGGCCAGAATCGACGGATAATCGACGCCCAGCTTCAGCAGGGCGACGATCTTCCGGTACGTGTCCCTACGCCTCGCCGCGAAAGGATTTGCGGCGTTCCTCCAGCCGCTTCGCCGCCGCGCTCAGCTCGTTGAAATCCTCCTGCGCCATATCCAGGATCAGTTCGGGCGTGATCGCTTCCGCCGGGAGGCTCCCCAAGGACACGACCTGGCCGGCCAGGATGCACAGGCCCATGAAGGCGTCGTTGCTTTCCGCCCGTCTGGCCGTTTCCGGGTTGTCGTAGACGGCCACCAGGTCGCGGACCCGCTGCTCCCGGATTTCGAACTCCCGGTGGAACTCGCCGTTATATTCCACCCCGCCGGGCAGGGTTCCCTTTTCCGTCAGCATGGGCTAATTCTCCTTTCTGGCCTTCGCGGAAAACTCGATGGTCCTGACGACTTCCTTGTCATCGCCGTATTTTGCCGCGCCGATCTTGGTCACATAGACGCCGGTGTAGGTGGTCCGCTTCCCGTTCTGCTTGTCGATGGCGATCACGCCGCCGGCCACGCCGGTGAAATCGAATTCCTCGCCGTCGGCGGGGACGGACGTAGTCCAGCTTCAGCCCGTAGCGTTCCGTGACCTTGCAGTGGCCGGTCCCGTTCATGAGGTTCACGGGTTTGTAAACCTCGTATTCGTTTTCCTCGACGGACGCGAAGTCCGTCACGCTCTGCCCGTTCACTTCCAGGAGCACCCGGGATACAAACAGTTCAGACATGATTTAACCCTCCTTACAGCAAGAGATCGATGCGACCGGCAAAGACATGCAGGCCGTTGACGACGTCCACGGGGATCTTCGCATCGAGGCGGTTGACGTCCTGGGAATCCCGCTCCACCACGAGAGCGGCGGCGTTGGCGTCCACTTCCTCCACGATTTCCAGCGACTCCAGGGAGTAGAGGACATCGAGGAGCTGATCGCGGACCTTGGCCGGGGTCTTCGAAGAAAGCTTTTCCCGCGGGAAGCGCAGGGCGATCCGTTCCCGGCAGGCCTTGCGCACGTAATCCAGGGTGCGGATCGTGGTGATGTCCAGCAGGGAGACGTCATCGATGCCCTGGGCGTCCACGATGTAGGTTGATATCGCCCGGACGATCTGCACCTTCTCTCCGGGCCCCACCTCCAGGGGCGTGACGCCGTTGTAGAGGAGGCTCTCCTGCTCCGTCCGGGACAGACGCGAGGCCACGGGGGGCGCCGCGATTTTCTTCAGCTCCAGGGTGTTCAGGGGCCGCGCCGGGTCTTCCTCGGAGGCCATGACCGCCGCCATCGCCGCGGCAATCTCGTAGGCGGGGGATTTCGTCCCGCGGAGACAGGCGCACAGGATGCGGCCGGAATTGATGCTGCCCGCCAGGGTCGTGCAGTCGGCAAGCACCCCGTCGTATCCGTAGACGCCCACGGCGGGCCGCTGCTCCATCGGGCCGGAGACGCTGTCCAGATGATCCCGCAGGGCCGCCAGCGAGGTCGCATCGTTGAAGGGGGTCGCGATGAGGGTGTAATCCTCGGCGAAGACCGCCGTCAGGGCGTCGTCGATGTCGGGATCGACGGAACCGGGGGTCGTTTCGGCCAGGGTCGCCGTCACGCCGGAGGCCGTCGCCTCGGCGGCGAAGTCCACCTGATTGGCCACGGTTCCCTTATTCTTCGCGGTGAAGGTGAGGACGTGGTCGCTGGGCGCGGGGTTCCCTGTGATACGGTAAAGGGCAGATCGGGATATCCGGCGTCCAGGGCCGCCTTGATCGCCGTGGCGATGGCGACCGCCTCATCCCCGGTGGCGATGCCCACTTCGATGACGACGTTGCCGACGGAAAGCCTTATGACTCCCGAAGTCGTCGCCGGACCGGCAAGGGTCAGGGTTTCCACGCGGGCCACGGGATTGGTGGCCGAATCGTCCAGGGCGCAGACGGAGAGATCAAGATAGGGATAGGCCTTGATCGCCGCCCGGGCCATCAGGTGGGCGATGGAGCCCTCGCCGAAGTACGCGGCCGCTTCCGCGTCGGAAAAGACCTGCGTCGGCACTTTCTGCGCCACCGCCCCGGCGCTCAGCCGCTGGGCGACAATGAGCAGGCGCTGCCTGTTGGCCGGCAGGGTGCGCACGGCCAGTTTGGTGTTGTACTCGAAATACTTCCCCGGTTTCCGGATGGATGCGGGGATGGAATCAAAAGAGATATTCGGCGATGCCATTACTTGTCACCTCCCGGTTCCCCGGCCGCGCCGGCTCCCGCGAGAATCAGGGAGCCTTCGGCGAGCAGCCGCCGATAATAGGTCGAATCCGGAACGTCCACGGGAACGGAGTCCGTGATGTACGCCCGGGGTTTGTGTTCCATCGGGCATTTCGCGCCCGGTTTGGCCAGCACTTTCATGAACTTTCTCCTTTCATGAGATGATCGTTGGTGTTACGGCGCCGGTTCGGGGGCCGGTTCGCCGATCAGATCGGAGGCGTCGACCACTTCGTCGTCCTCGGGATCCTGCAGGTAGTAGTTCATCCCCACCCGCAGGAGATCGGCCGCCGCCTCCTCGTCCAGTTTCCGGAGATGACAGCTCGTCTCGATCTCCAGGGAGTAGACCAGCAGGCCTTTCGCCCGCAGGGTCTCCGATGTGACATTCCGGAAGGTTCTCGGCTTCAGGGGGGCAATCCCCAGCCCCAGGGTCTGGAGCAGCAGGGCCTGCACGATGCCTTCGAGGATCGGATAGATCCCCCGGCGGCGCTGTTCCTCGTTGCCCAGATGGGAAAAGACGATGTCCACATACCCTTTCACCGTCTGACGGAAGACTTCCGAGGACACCTTCTCGAAGGCTCCTTCCTCCAGGGAGACATAGACCGCCGGCTGCGGAATCCCTTCCGTCCCCCGCTGCACGGCCACATAGCCCGCCGCCGCGGCGAGCTTCTCCTTGATCCGGGCGGCGATGGCCTCTTCGATCTCGCTGAGCATCTCAGTATCCTTTCAGGGTGTCGCGGGTGAAGATCCGATTCCCCGGCGTGAAGGCGGCAACGGAACCGCAGCCGGTCTCCGGGGTGGTCAAGGCCCCGGCTCCGAGAGCGAGCCTGCCGTCGCGGATCTGCTCCAGCAGCTTCAAGGCGTTGCGGTACCGTTCCTTGACGCCCTCCATCGGGTCGATGTTCGCCCGCCGGGCGTAGAGCCGCCAGACGGCGATGTCCGCCGCCAGGGTGTTGAGCAGACCGGGAACGGGCTCCAGGGGCAGCGTATAACGCTCCCGCAGATAGCCGTCGATGAGTTCCCCGGCGTCGGCAATGGCGCGGGCCACGTTTTCCGCGTCGATCGCCGCGGGGGGGATCGCGTCGTCGGTCAACTGGATCAGATCCTGTTCCGGAACCAGCTTTTCCAGTTCAGCCTGGGTGCAGTAAGCCATTTGCTGTTATCCTTCCTCTCGCAACGCTCTACAGCGGCTCCGACGCGAAACGCGCCCCGATATACTGATTCGCATCCCAGCGAGTCCACCTCGCATCCCGACCGCGCGGGCCGCAATTCTCGCCGGCATTCCAAAGGCCGCCCGCGACAAGCTTAATGTCTCCGGAGGAGCCTTGCCTGTAAAGCTTGCCTTGAGCGCCGGGGAGAGCGGAATATGACCAGGACGGCGCCACATCGCCTGACGGATTGCCTGTTGTAACCGTCTGGGGATCTCCTGTCACGGTGACGGTGTGGGTATGATTTGCGGCTCCGTCAAATCGGAAGGATTGATCCTGCAGCCATTGCCACATTGCGCCGGCCATGTCCTCGCAGCCGATATTACTGATCATTCGCTGCGAAGATGAATTGACATGACCGCCGGTCGTAACGGGATCGTCGTTGTACACAATGTTCCTCCCTGCATACACCCCGGCGGTGGCCAGTTGAAATTCCCTGTCGGTCAGCAGGCGTTTGCCGAGGGCGCCGCCGTCATCCACAAAATCCATCCAGTTTCTGGTATCGGAAATCGTGCCGCCGTTGACGGATGCGGTTGACGCGCCTGTTCCGGAAGCCAGATAGATGTCCACCCAGAGGTTGCTCTTGTGGTCGTAGACCATCCCCGCATTGTTGCCGCAGCGGGCGCGGTGCTTCAGATCCCAGATGGACTGCGGCAGGATGTCCCCGGCGACGTATCCGCTCAGGGCGTGCCCGGAGAACGTTCCCACGGACACGCACAGGGTGTGGAAGCCGCCGATCTTGCGGGAATTTTCGGCATTGAAGCCGCCGGGCCAGGTCGATGCCGATGAAATCTTGAATGTCAACAGGCCTGAATTGTCACAGGCATAGACATAATAGTCCTTGCCCGCTTCAGGGATTCCTTCATCAAGGTCATCGACTATATCAACATTCGTTGCAGTATCGATCAGGAACCAACCTGTCCCGATATTCAGCGGAATGTAATATCCTCCCTTGTTGACAACGACCTGAGCATGGTCTGAATCGTGAGCCTCAATCAATCGGGATGTCTTATCCGGAAAGAAGTTCGCCAGGACCGCACCGGCAATGACGTTATCGGAGACATCCAGCGTCACTTTTCTATTTGCCATCAGCCACCGCCTCCGTCCCCCCGGAAATTCCTGTTTCCGTCTCTTTTGCGGACACAAAGGAATCAAAAGCCGTCCTCGAGGCAAAGCCCTTCCGTTTCCACAGGGGCATCGGGTTGGCAATTGTTTCGACAGTCTCCTCGCCGGTTGCTTCATTAAGGACCACTTTCGTCGCCTGATCGTCTTCCGCAGCCTGAATGGTCTTCAAGTCAGTCATCGCCTGTTCCGCATATTCAGGCAGCGACAACAGATTTTCATAATCTTTTACCGTATTGATATATTTCGGATAGCCTCTCATGATTCACCTTCAGCCCTTCGTCGGATAACCTTTGAAATAATAGACATTGCCGTCGACATCCTTTATGGACAGCACAACCGGAGCTCCGGACAGCGTCGAATCGGCGGCCTTTTCCGGAACCACCACCCTCAGATCCGCAGGGGTCACCGCCAGGCTTGCGTCGAGCCCGGCTACTGCCTCGTCGGGGGTGGCCAGTTCGACAATGCCCTTTTCCGTTGCCGAGGCCGCCGGAACCTCTACGGCTTCAGAACCGGGCGCTTCCGCATAGCTGAGATTCCCCTCGCCATCCGAGACCAGCACTTTTCCGGCAGCGGCTCCTGTGGTGACTTTCAGGGAAATGAATGTTCCCGGTCCGGGATCAGTCTCCCCGACAGGTCCGGGAGAAGCCATTTTCGCCGCAAGATTGGCCGGCGTAACGGCCCGTGTCTCATCAGAACCTTCCAGCGTCTCTTCATTTGTGGCCAGTTCGACAATGCCCTTTTCCGTTGCCGAGGCTACCGGCACTTCCCCGTTTTCGGAACTTCGGGCATCTCCAAAGACTCCGCGAAACGTCATTGGCTCAACCTCCCGACCACGATCCCGGAGTCGTAATCTCCGGTCTTGATTCCGAAACGGTAACGCACGTCCGCCTCCACTTCCTGGCCGATATACTCCCCGCTGGCCGTGAACTCGGCGACATCCAGCCAGGAAACGCCCCGGTCGAAGGACCTCTGCACGGTTACCGTTCCCGTCCAGGTCCCGCTGAGACTGAAATTGAATTCTCCCCGCAGCGAAACCGCTCCGGAAAAGGAGTTTTCCGCGGCGAGCGCCGCCGTCATAAGCTGATCAGACATAACGCCTCCCTGATATCCTGTTCCTTTCCGGGGGCCTGATTACAGCCCCCGGCGGAGTTCATTAAAGATTAGTCTGCGCAGGTGTCCTTCCAGAGATAGCCCAGGGCCGCGTCGACGAGAACGAAGTCCGTCTCTTCCGCCACTTCGTAGACGTCCTGATGCTCCGCCGGCTCCCTCCAGGTGGTGGTCCGCCTGACGGCGCCGGATTCGTAGGCCACGCGGGCCTGATAACCGGGGGCCGGGACCTTGCGGCCGGGAGACTTCGGGCGGTGGAAGAGGAAACCCATGCCTTTGCCCGCGTTCACTTCCCAGATGTACCGAGACGTGAACTCCGTTCCGGCCTTCGTTTCCTTCGCCGTGTTGACGATGGCCTCGCCCACCAGCACCTCCTCCAGATCGAGGAGGGCCGCCAGCAGTTCCGCCGTCAGGACGCCCCGCTGGGTGTACTTGATCTTGTCCAGGATCGCCGCACACTGTTTGAGGGCCTCGTAAGTGGCGAAGTCCAGGAGCAGGCAGTTCGGCTTGACGCCCGAGCGGGCCTGGATGGCCTTGCGCCCGGCGGCGATGTCGGTCAGGAAGGTGTTGGTGGCTCCCTCAGGCGACCAGAGCCCCTTCGCGTCCGCGCCGCCGGAGTTGCCGTCCGCCCAGGTCCCTCCGGTGATCATCGCCGCGATCCGCGCCTCCTTGGAGAGGTCGATCTTGTCGGAGGTGAACTCGATGGCGTCGATGTCGGGCTGGAGCGGCGGGGTGTTCTTCGACTTGGCGAACCGGCGGTCCTCGTCGGTCACCTCCGCCGCGAAGGCGTACTCCTCCGTGGCGAGGCTTGCCCAGGCGATGGGATACCCGCTTCGTTTCGCCCGCGCTCCGGGGCCGCGGATTCCGGCATCGTTGCGGAACCACGCGCCCTTCGAATAGACGGCAATCTTCGCTTTGGGATCCACCCCGTCGAGGATGCGGAAGACCCGATCCCCGATATAGGACTGATTTTTATAGGCTACCGAAACATTCTGCAGCGGTCCGGTGACCATTGTTTCCTTGACGTTGTTCTGAGGCATTAATTCTTATCCCCCTTTCTCTTAGTGGACCACGGTCCCGAGGCTGTAGATGGCGACCGCCTCCGCTTCGGCGGCGGCGTTGGTGATGACGGCCAGAAATTCCCTGCTGTTGTTCTGGGCGATGGTCATGGTGCCGCTCAGGGTGACACCGGCCCCGGCGGTCAAAGTGATCGTTTCATCCCCGTCCGCCGTGTTGCGGATGGTGAACCGGAAGCTGGAGGTGGCGATGGCCGCCGCAACCGCGCCGACGATCTGGGCCGCCGTGGGCGAAACATCTTCCCGCCCGGCCCCGGCGGGATCGCGGAGGATCAGACCGCCCAGCAGCTCCGCCGCCGTATAGGTCACGGCGGCCGCGGTGTTTTTNNTCGTCACGGTCGTCACCTGCTGGACGCCGTCGGTGATGGCCGGACACATCCCCAACAGCAGACAGCTGCCAAGATCATCCTCCGCGCCGGTTGCTTCCACCACAACGGCCCGCGCATAGGCGAGCGCCGCGGCGTTGTCCCGACCCTTGCCGGCGTCCGTTGCCGATACGTATTCCGGGCCGATGAAGGCCCCGATCCCCAGGGCGGCGTTGGCCTCGAACTTCGAAACGCCGATAACCCGCACCACCGCCGCTTTTCCGGCTTCCGGAGCGTTCTGCAGAATGCCGATGGCCACTTCCGAGGCGCTGTCCGGGCGGCGCACCCGGCCGCTGGAATCGAGCACCACGAACTTGAACTGGTCGCCGGAGAGGTCCTCCGCAGCCGGCCAGGTCAGATCCAGAATCCTGTTATCCGTTGCCATTTTTCCTTTTCCTTTTCCTTTCCGCGGTTACCCGCCGATTTCCTGTTGATATTCCCGCACGAGGTCCGGGTTGTCCCGCTGCACCTCGGCGAAGGCCCCGACATAGGACAGCTCCCGGTCGGCTTTCATCCTGCCCTGGATGAGGGCTTCCACCTTTGCCCCGGCGCTCCCCTGGCCGCCCGCATCCCTGTCGCGGGTGGCGATTTCCTTGAATTCCACCACCTTCGGCCGCTCTTCGGCGAAGAACGCCTGAAAGCGGTCATAGAGGGTCGCCTTCGTCTTCTCTTCGCCGAACTCCAGGACATCGTCCGACTCGGCAAAGGCAGCCAGGAATTCCGGGACGCCGAATTTCACCATTGCCGGGGTCATTTTTCCCCTCTTTCACCATGCCGGCGCACCAGGAGTCGATCTCCGCCTTGCGGGCGGCGATGCGGTCTTTCTTCTGCTGTTCAGCGAATTCGGCCTGCACCTTTTCCCTCTCCTTTTTCGCGGCATCTTCGGCGGCCTGTTTCTTCGCCGTCTCCAGGTCCGCTTCCGAGAAGGCGGGCGCTCCGCCCGCCGGGTTCGGTTCCNGCTTCAGCAGGCCGCCCAGCTTGTCCAGAAAGTCGTTCATCTTGTCTTCAATGGACATTTTTCCGATTCCTTTCCGCGGATTCCTCCGCAAATTCAAATGTGACGCTCTCCCCTTCGTCAAAGGCCCCGATGTCGGGAAGCCCCTTGACCGCCGGGGGCATGGCGCCCAGAAACCCCACGTGCCGCAGGCGGCCGTCGGGATAAAACGCGGCGGAGCGCTTCTTGAAAAGCCCCTTCCGCACCATGTCGGCAAATTCCGGCTGCACCTGCCTGAACTTCGCCAGGAGCAGATTCCCCTCCTTCTTCAGCCCTTCCACCCAGCCCCAGGCGGGGGCATTGTCCTTCGGGTGGCCGATGACGGCGGGAGGTTCATGCTCGGCGGCGTTGAATTTGGCCACGGCGGAATCGATGAGGGCGGCGCCGTCGTGAACCCGTCCCGCGCTGTCGATCTGCCTGCCCCCCCGAAAAATCGGGACCCAATCCTCAAAACCCATAAAAACCCTCCTGACCCGGAGATCTATTTCCCCGGAAATAGCTTTAAACATACTTTAAATTTTGAGATCGTTTTTCGCGCGGGAGTTTGATCGCGCCTGATACAGATAACCGCTTACAGGGCAAATTTGAGCGCCGCTTTTCCGCCAAAAGACCTCAAAAGACCCTTCCCGCCTGTCGGCCATTTCGTTTCTGCCGACAGTCAACGTTCATTTTCTCCATAAAATGAACCCCTTAAAGGGTGACTTAAGAAGCTAAGCCTCGCAATTAGAATTGTGTTGACTTGAATCACAAATGGCTATAACTTCCACTCCATTATGAAGTTGCCCAAAAAGAGCTTCCCTTCTCGCAGAGAAATCATTAAATTTCTAAAGCAGATCAAAGTCAGTCCGCTGCCTGACAAGGTGCCAATTTCTCTCTCTGATTCAGACGTCAAGAGATTTCTCAGAGATTGGGAAGAAATCATTCAAAATGCCCGCTATAGATACCAACAAGTTTTTGACAAAGATTTAGATCGATTCTATCCATATGTTCAGTTCTCAAGCGATGATGCTGATCCGATGTCATGCAGTTTTTGCAAGTCGATGAACCAACTCGTCGTCCCGAAGTCGGATCCNCTTTTGCTTAGCTTTCTCCCGCCCTTTCATCTTGGCTGCCGTTGCCGGCTGTTCTCCGTTACAGAAGATGAGGTGCAAAAAAACTCATATCGGGTCATTTCTTTAGAAAATTACCAACTTCCCGATCCATTCACATTTACATTTTATCCTTTCAATCCGCTTGAAAGATGAGAATCTATTTCCCTTAAAATAAGTAATCTGTCCTCCCGGCTGATCCCCAGATAGGGACGGGTGGGAATCCTGGTTTCGTGCCCCCGAAAGGTGAAGCCGCGGCCGGTGGTCGTCCCCTTCTTGAACGCTCCGCTTTTGCTCCGGTTGCGGACGAAGATTTCGCTGCGGGCACCGTGTTGAATCGTTCCGCCGAGCTGATGGATCGCCCCGTACTCCATATTCGTCCCCACGGCCACCGCATGCGTCCCCATGAGCTGGGAGCGGATGCTCCCCCGGACGGTGTCCCAGTTCCGTCAGGATCTTGGAATGCTTCTTGCGCTTCAGGGTCGCCGGGGACAGGGCCGCCCACCGGGTGCCGTCGGGAGCCGGGCCCTGACTGCCGAACCGCGCCTCCGTGGACTTCACCAGATCCTCGCCGATCACCCTGAGAACGGGGGAAAGGTCGCTCATTTTTCGGGACAGCCGGTTCAGGGCGTCCAGGACGGGTTTGTCTTCGATTCTGATGGTGATGTCGGGCATCTTTCCCTCTTGACTTTTTTCTCCCCTGGTCCGATATTATTAATTAAGGGTTTGTTGACGCGGTTCGGCCATAGGCTGCCGACGCCTTCCGGGAAACCGGTTGATGAGCGCTAACGGGAGTGTCGCCCCGTCCGTGATCAACGAATCCTTTCATATTTTTCAACGACCTGCCTTTTCGCCTTCTCCGGAGGAGTTTCAAAGAGAGTCAGCATGAAATTCTCCGTTTTGTCCCGTGTCCTCTTTAATCCCGCACGATACGATTTCCCGGCAATCTTCAGGTAAATGAGCCTTTCATCCGACCGCCGGTAAACTTCCCCGGTTTCAATGATCTCCGGGAGCAGGCGGAAATCTTCAATGCCGATGTCCGGATGCTTTCCCAGATGTTCCTTTAGCGTCCCCTGGGACAGCCATACCGTCTGGGTGGTTGCGCCGAGCGCCTTCTTTGTCGCCTCATCGAGCACCGCCACCGGGAAATCAGCCTGAATCCTGCCGGCAAAGAAGCGTTCGAAGGTCGGGCCTTTCAGAAATTCGGCCAGCCATTTCCGGGCGATGTCCGCGGGAAGCGTCTCGAACTTGTCGCTCAGAACCCGGTAATCCTTCCCGGCCGCCTTGCCCACGTTGTAGCCCCATCCCTTGTCGATCCCCACCGGCTCGCCCGTCTTCGGATCGAGAGGAGATGGCGGAGCCTGGCCCTTTTTGCCCGCCGCCCGCCATTCCTCTTTCGTGGCGGCGAAGACCCTGCACTTGCAGCCCCAGCCGTTGGGGACGTAGTGGGAATCCCACCAGGGGTCGTCCGTGGGGAGCGTAACCCCGTCCCAGGCCAGATGCTGAGGTCTGGGAACTCTGCTGTCGCCGTGGCGGTAAACCAGATAGCCGTAAAACTTCATCATGTCCGGGTCGGTGAGCTGCGCCCAGCGTCCGGCGGCGTAGGACGTCCGGATGTTCGTGGAGTAGATCACTTCGCTGCGCCAGTTGCGGGAACCGTTGTAGCTCCAGCCGTGCTTCGCCACGATCCGGTCGAAGTCCTTGCGGAAATCCCGAAGGGTGACGCCGTCGGCAATGGCCCTGTCCACGGCGGTCCGGAAGTCGGCGAGCAACTCCGCCTTGTACGCCCCGGCGATCATGAAGCCTTTGGCGTGCTGTCCTTTCCACAGGTCGTCCCAGCGGGCCGTGGGGATGTTCAGCTTGTTTTTAAAGAACGATTCCGCCTCCCGGAAAGGCAGTTTAAAGACCGTTAATAATTGCGGATCGATGTCCCCTTCCGCGAATTTCAGGCTTTTTTTTTACCGTCGAGGATTTCCGTCTCACCCGCGACTTCGTAACGACCGGACAGCTCCGCCAGCATCATTCCTCTGGCGATGACCGTTCCCAGTTCCGCCGGAGGCATCTCCCCATAGAGATCGATGATGCCGTCCCGCAGCTCTTCAAGGTTTTCAGACTTATCCACCAGACGCTTGAGGGGCGCCATGTAGATATGGTCCGTAACGGGTCCAGCTTCTGCTGCCAGGCGCTCTGCGATCCGGCCGGAAGCGTCGCCGTCTTCCCGTTCTTCCGCGAAGGAGGCGGAGGGTTTCCTGACCGTCGCCGTTTGCCGCGGCGCTTCAGGGACCGGCTGAGCCGGCCGCCCCCCACGGTCTCCTCCCCTTCCTCGGGGACCGGGTAGCCGTAGATTTCATAGAAATGCCGTTTGGGAATTTCCACGCCGATGTCGGCGCTGACAGTTTTGTCGATCTCGCTCTGTTCCTTGAGGTTCGGCTTCGGCGCGGCATAAGTCCTGATCCTGGGATATGCAGTCACGCCGGGGAAATTGTAATCCACGATCCAGGGGATCAGGGTGGCGTTGAGACAGGCGTCGAGCAGATCCGCGTCGGATTCGATGATCTCCTGCCGCACCTCGTTGTGGATCTGGCTGGCAGCCAGCGATCCGCCTCCTTTGAGTTCCGTCGTCAGGTTCTGCCCCAGAACGGCCTTGGAGATCTGCCGGTCCATGAAATCGGCAAAGCCTTCGTAGGTTGCCGTTCCCGAGCGGGAAGCCTCCAGGTATTCCGCCGTCATGTCCTCGGGTATCGTGATGGAGGTCTCGTTCTGGATGGCGTCCAGGGCGTCCAGGAGATCGCCTTTCGCCTTTTCCGTCGCGCCGGAGGGATATTTCCCCAGGGCGGTGGGCATGCCGAACTTCTCCAGAAAGGTGAGCCAGAACTTGATGCCGTTCTTCTTGAACCACACCGGCCACCAGAGGATCTGCCCCAGGCCACTGCCGTAGGGATTGTCGGAATCGCCGTGCGTCATGACGACGAACTTGCGGGGCGGCAGGGCCTCCCCGTCGATCATGCTCTCCGGGGTGAGGAGCCGCATTTCCCGCTCCGGGGAAAAGAGAAAACGCCGGGGGTGCTTGCCCCGCAGGCGGTCGATGACGATCTTCCCGTCTTTGACGGTCCAGAGGACTTCGAGGACATAGTATCCGTACAGAAGGCAGAGCAGCAGTTCCGAACGGGCCTGGTCGAAATTGCAGTTCTCCAGGGCCTCGGAGACCAGGTCGGCGATCTTCCGTTCCTGCGTCACGCCGGGATTGCGCCCGGGGCGTTTCGGAGAGCCCGCAGGGACGATTTCCCATTCCTTGCCCACCACGGCCTGAATGCGCTGCTGCAACACGGCGGCGGCATGGGCGTCGCGGGCCACCTCGTCATAGAGTTTGAGCCCCCTGCCGGCCGCTTCCGTGCGCAGGACGGGATCGGGGTTTTCCAGCCGGGTCAGCCAGCCGGCAAAGACATCGATGTCCTTGCGGATCGTGGCCACTTCCTGCATCTGCGGTCGTTTCCGGTTCAGTTCAAGAGTCGGGTCTGCCATATCCTATCCTCTCAGATAACGGTCCATCGCCTGGCCGGAGGACATCCGGCGCCTTCCCGAAGAGGCGAACTCGATGACGCCTCCCGGTTTCGAGGCCGCGGAAATCGCCAGGGCCAGAGCCCAGAAGCGGTCGGCGTGGCCGTCTTCCGAGCGTTCCGCCGTGAAGCGGATGTTTCCCGCAGCCGTCGTTTCCTTCGTCACGGACCGCAGATCGGCCCGGATCCTGGGGTCGTAGGGAATCCGCAGCCTCCGGTCTTCCATCGTCCCCCGCACGGGATAGGCCAGGGCCTCCTTGACGTGGGGGGTGAAGGTCACGGTTTCGATGCGGTATTCGCCGAACATCTTCTTCGCGTCGTCGCCCCAGCCGATGCCCAGGCCGGTGTAATCCAGGCAGACCCGGTTCATTCGGGCCAGCCAGGGCCAGAGCACCTTTTCCTGGTCGGGCTTGCTCATGTTTCTCAGGGCGATGACCTCGCGGGTATAGAGGACGTCCCCGAGCTTCTCCAGAACCCACAGCACCGTCAGATCCTTTTTCCGTCCGATGTCCAGGCCGGCGTACAGCGGGCCTTCCGGCCTTCGCCCGTCCAGGCTCATCCGCCAGTCTTCCGTCGCTCCATACTCGCAGGCGGCGATCAGGTCGTATTCCAGAAAGGCCGTGGCGTCATCCGCCGGGTTGCACATATATTCCTGCTGGAAGGATTCCTCGTCGGCACAGCCGGACTTGACGAAATCGAAGTAGGCCGCCTCGTCCATCCCCTGAATCTCGTCGTCCGCCGGCAGGGACTGCTGGAGCTTGTAGAGGAAGCCGTCGGTCAGGGCGTCCTCCAGGGTGACCCGGTGCAGGCTGATGTTCTTGGGGTTGCCGTGCTCCTTGACCTCGCGCACCAGGCCGTTGAAGAAATTCGCGCTTCCCCGGTGAGTGGAGATGACCTCCAGGGAGCCGCCCCAGGTGATGCCCGGATAGGCGATGCTCCAGAGCTTGCGGGGATCGGGATGAAGGGCGAACTCGTCCAGGACGCGCCCGCCGCGCTTGCCTGCCTGGGCGTCCGGGTTGGAGCTCATGGAGTGGATCCGCTTTCCCGAAGGAAAAATGCAGGACATAGGCGGAGATCTTCTTTTCCTCGTCGATGACCCGTTCCCCCACGATCCTCGGCGGCAAGCTGAAGCACCTTTCCCCACATCTTGCAGTCTTCCACGAAGAGCCGGGCCTGCAGGTCGTCGCGGCTGGAGACCCACTGGTCATGCCGCGCGCCCGCTTCGGCGGTGCGCTCCACGCAGGCGTAGGACGTGCTCCAGGAAAGGCCGATCTGCCGGGCCTTCTCCATCAGCTTCAGGCGGCTATGATCAAGTATCCAGCGTTCCTGATAAGGCAGAAAAAGACCGGCGGGATTTGCCGGAACAATCTTTGCGTTGCCTTTATGTTCTTTTGACTGTGCCATTTCAGCCCGCCATCATCAGGACGTCGCGCCGGATCTTCTCGATGGTCGCCTGGGAAACTCCTTCCTGTTTCGCCGTTTTCTCCGCGGCATCGGCGGCGTCTTCCAGGGCCTTTCTCCGGCTCTCCGCCGCCCACTTCTTCTGATCGACGGCGGTCTTGTTCAATTTGGAGATAGCAACGGTAAGTTTATTGAAATCAACGCTTTCCGGATCGATTTCTCCCATTCTGAGAAGCACCTGATAAGCCTTTTCCTGGCAGAGCGCCGTCAGGGATTGCCCCACCTTGTCCGCGTCGTCGCCCACCGCTTCGGTAATGGCTTTTGCCTGTTCCGTGGCGATCTTGATGGCCGCGATCTTGTTCTCGAATTCCTGGCCGTAGCGATGGAGTCCCGAGCGGGAGACGGTGATTTCCAGGCCGCAGGCCTCCAGTTCCGCGTTGATTTCGTCCGCCATGCCGTCATAGCCGGAAAAACCGCGCTCAATGAGCAGACGGTCCAGTTTTTCCTTGATCTCCGGAGGCAGCTGCGTGATCTTCGAACGGCGCGGCATGGCTACCACCATTTCTCCGGGCGGGCGATTCCGGGATCACAGGGCACTGTGTATTCCACCAGATCGACGCCACAGCGGTTTATTTTTGCGGACCAGACGGGAACGGCGCGGGAGCGTTCGACGGCGAGCAGCTCCCGGTCTTCCAGATAGTCCAGCTCCCTCCGGATCTCCAGGAGGGTGATGTCCAGCATCACCGGTTCGATGGCGTTCTTGATAATCGTTTCCGTCGTCCCGATGGGGCGGGCGGCATAGAGGGCGCGCAGGATCAGCCAGCGCAGCTCTTCGCGGCGGGCCTTTTCGAGATCCACGGGCACAGGGGCAGGTTCTTTCATCGGCTTTTCTCCTTGACATTGATGGCTGTCATCATATCCTGATGCAGTCGATCCAACTTGGTATTCAGCACCAGCTCAAAGCGCACGTGATCTTCCTTGCGCACGTAATCCAGAGGCAGCGTCGCCTTCATCTCCAGGAACTCCCGCTCCAGGCGCTGGAGATCCTTCCCGATTCCGCTGATGCCGGATATCTTCTTCTCCAGGTCTCCGATGCACTTGCTCAGCATCGACCGCATGACGCCCAGGATCAGCATGCTCCAGGCGGCGATCAGGCCGGCGAGAAAGAGGAAAAGCGGCCAGGATTCACCCATGACGCTCCCTCCGTTCCTTTATTCCCTGGCATTCGATGCACCGCACAGCGAAGGGCATGGCGGCCAGCCGGGCGGGTTCGATCTCCTCGCCGCAGTCCCGGCAGATTCGCCTTTCCCCCGGTCCCGCTCCTTTCGGATGCAGGCCGGGGGGCCAGCCTCTCTCTAAATAATTGTCTCTTCTCCGGAAGTGTTCCCGCAGGGCGATCTCCCGGTGCATGGCTTCGTGCCGCTGGGCCTGATCGATTTCATCCATGTCAGATCAGCCCCGCCAGTTCTTCGTAGGTGGCCATCACCTTATGCTTATGGAAATAGCCGGGAGCCACGCGGACTACAGCGTATTTCAGCCAGCGACGCCACCAGCGGTCGAGTTTTCCCAGCGGTCCGTCTTCCAGAAGGCCGTCCCGATGCGCCATGATCTCCAGATAAACCCGCGCGGCGACGGCCTTGCTCACCACCGGAACCGAATCAGATCGACAGAGGTAATCGTGGGCCGCCCCCGCTCTTTTGCTCGTCCCCCGGAGAAGCGGAACAGACTCGAAATCCATGACAAAACCCTCCGGAATCGTGACGTCATCGGCCAGCCCCTCCCTGTAAAGAACGTCCGAGACAAAGCGGAAAGGAGCGATGAGACGGACGTATTTCGTATCGTCAATGTTGTCGGTCAGCAGCGGACCCAGGATTTTTGTCATCGCCGACCCCTATGCCGTCAGTCCTTCCAGGAACCCCGTCGTCAGGCTCCTGATCAGGGGAAGATCGATGTCGGGCATGTCCCCGGAATCGGCGTTGTAGCTGACCTTGTTCAGGGCCGCCTTGATCGCCAGTTGAACTTCGGGCTTGTCCACCTTCTCCAGCAGGGTGGCAACGACTTCCTTCAGCAGGGCATTGACCGCCTCCCGGCTCGCGCCGCTTTCGATGGTTTCCAGCAGCCCATTCGCCACCGGCCTGGCCAGTTCGATCAAAGCGGGATTGTTGGCCTTCACCAGCCCGCCAGCCACAAAGGCCAGCATGGAGACGGCCGGTTCAACGCTTTCCTTCACACAGAACCATCTGCTCATTGTTTCCTCCTAAGCGATCTCGAAGTGGGGATAATCCGGGCGCGGCTTCCCCTTGCTGTTCCTGAATCTCCCGCCCCAGCGCAGGCCCACGGATTCGCCGATCCGGCCCGCTTCCTCGTAGTCGGGGATTTCGTTCTCGTTCACGTCGACCTTCACATCCCAGCAGGGTTTGAAGTTCCTGAGAATGGCGATGTCGAAGGCCTTGCCGTCGATGTGCTTGGACTTGCGCGTCCAGGTGACGATCTTCCCCGGTTTCGTGCGGCCCTGGGCGTAGAGGGCGTCCTGCTCCTCCTGTGTGCGGCGCGTGCAGGTGTACATGAAGGGGATCCCAGCGTTGACCATCGCCACGGAAAAGGCTTCCGCCTTCTCCTGGAGTTCGGGCAGGCAGTCGGAAATCAGGCGGCTCACGGCTTGGGCTCCTTCGCCGACAGGGATGAGATCAGGATGTCCGCATAATGCTTGATCTTCAGGCAGTCGTCCGAATTCAGCCCCTTTCTTGCCTGCCGGGAGGCATACTTGATGATGCTGCCCAGGGCAAAGCTGTCCAGGATGCCCAGGGAGCGGTACAGATCGATGGGCTCCACGCCTCCCTTGCTCTTGTAATGCTCCGAGCCTTTCTTCTTGACTGATTCCCAGGTAATTAGTCCTTCCGACATGACGGCCTCCTTAATTTCCCGTGCACATTAGCAGGGGTATAAAAGGATGGCCTTCGGGTGTGATGGGGTTTGAGACAGGTTGAAGAGGGGTTAAAGAAGGGTTGAGAAAGGGAAGGCCCGGAGGGGTTCCGGGCCTGCTGGTAAAGAAATTGCTTTCGTCACCATCTTGCCGGAGGCGGCAAAATGGATATTACGGAATTTAAGTTGCCGGATTCACTAATTAATCCTAAATTGTCTTGACATCGGAGGCTCGGCATGTCATCTAATGACACGTTAAGTTAACAATATACATAATCATATCCTGTCGTTATGGAGACGGTTCATTTATTTGCAAAGCATAGTAAGCTCGGAATTCCTCAATGCAATTAACGACTTCCTTTCCACCCGGGGATATACGAAGGGGTTGTTCGCTTTATTTTTCATTTTTGCACATTCTTTTCTGTTTTGGCAGTATCGGGGAAGATTAAGAGATAGGCAGAAAGAAATAGATCGGTTGGCTGAAGACAATCGGAGGTATAGAGATATTTATCTGGCTACACTCGATAAAAAGTACGATTATAAGGAAAAATCCCCTGTGAAAAAGAAAGGAGGGGTTTGATCATGTATTTTTACTATATTAATTATTCCTTCTTTATTCATTACGCTTTTCATGATTTTCAATTTACGGAGACTAAATAAGCACGATAAAATACTTTTCAGGTTTTGCGCAATTCGAAGGTCGGTCATCGATTTGTTGGGAAAGAGAGGTGCGGAACTTACAAAAAATCAATACCATACAATACGCAAAACATTGGATATCCTGAACGCTGTCATACATTATTATGACGATTTCAAGGCTGAAACCTTTAATTTCAGAAAAATGATCAACTTTATGACTGATTACCAGAACAGCATAAAGCAAGTGGAACGTGTTAAAACGTCCAGTGATCCGGAGATTGCCGGCATCCAGCAATCTCTGCGCGTTGCTCTTTTCTACGCATGTCTAACCTATACACCGTTTATAAAATCGGAAATGCTTTTCAGGTTGATTCTTGAACTATCCAAGATACTTGTAAAGACTGGAGCAAAGAAGTGTGAAGAAGCTTTCCAGTGTTTACTGTGGATAAAAAAGGAGAAAGATTCACTGAGCTTATCAGGTAATCAGCAAGCTGCGCGGTGCTGACCATATCGAAACGGTATTGCATAGGCCCGGAGGGATTTCCCTGCGGGCCTTCTTTTTGACTCAGCAAGTAACCTTTTCCTATGTCACACGGCCACCTATTGAAATAGGCGGCCGTATGGGCATCAGCAGGCCGTCGCCGCCAAAGAATCTGTAATATGCCGGTTTGAGCGGATCATGCGATGCATTTCCAATTACACAGCCCGGAAGAGTCTTAAGTAAGCGCACGTATTTTTCGGCAAGCCAGAAATGGCCAATTTTTACGGGTGCCGGAATCTCATCGCTTACCTTGCCGGTTCCATGACATAATTCGCATTGAGGCGGTTTACCTGTCCCTTCGCAGCTCGCACATTCAACTTCATAATCATTATACCAGTTTGATAACTCAACCGTTCCTTCTCCCTTACATTCAGGGCATTTGTCCGGTTTTCCTGCACCGTTGCACAATGGGCAGATGCGTGGCTCCTGACTGTCTGAAGTATGAATAACAGACACAAGATAGAGTTTTTCCGGACATGATTCCGGAAACATCTTATCAACCGTTTTCGGAGCCAAATCGCATTGCGGAACGTCGTCCAGCCGGGGAACCCTGATCAGGATGTGACCATTTGTGGCATAGGTATATTCCCCTTCGGACCACGGTTCTGTGATACCTTTCCTGTTCTCGTCAGAACAGAATGACATAAGATCGTTTTTGTTCATGATAATGCCTCCAAGATTATTTTTCCGGTTCGTTGTGGTTCCGGTTGGTTTGAAGAGGAGGCCCGATATTCCCCGCCTCGGAGCCGGGCGGCGGCATGTCTCTTATCCGATCCCGGTGATCATGTCCTTGAGCCGCCTCCGGTTGGCCTCGATCTGCTCGGGCGTCAGGCGGGCCGGGGGAACGTCCTTCATCTTCGGTACCGGGACCGTCACGGTTTCCTCCGCGACGGGATATCGCGCTCCGGCTCGCAGGCCGGTTTCCTTCTTCCTCAGATCCCGTTCCGATTCCTTCGAGGCGGCAGACGCCTCCCGCTCGGAAATCGTGATCATACAGGACTTCAGATAATTGTGGTTCTTCAGAGGTTCCGGGAAGCGGCGTTTGACCATGCCGGAAAGGGCCTCGGCGATGCCGGCGCGGGAGATCCGATAGGACTTCCGGTTGTAGGAGAATTCTTCCCGCTCGAAGAGCGTCCGCATCTCTTCCGTGAGAACCCGCAGTCGGTGAACATTCCGGAATCCCGGCGACACGCCGAACAGTTCGAAGTAGGCCCGCACCAGGCGGCCATGCGGATAAAAGGCGTCCTGCATCTCCAGAACCGCCCGCAGATCGCCTTCCGCCAGGGCTTCCAGGACGTCGATCTCCGCCAGGCACACTGGGCATTTAATCGTTGTTGAAGACATCTTTAACGAGCCCATCCCTTTGAAAAATCCGTCCCGTCGAACTTCTGGGCGTCGCAGGTATAGTCCGGGCGGACCCGGTAACGGATGCCCTGATTCGCGCCCATGAGCAGGCAGCGGCTTTCGATGCGGCGAAGCATGCCGTTGCTGTCGTGAATCCTGAATTCCGGAATGAACCAAATGCAGTATCTGCAGTTCTCGCTTTCGTTGGTGTGCCCCTTGCGGTATCTCAGCTCGATTTTCTTCTTCAGTTTCGGCATTGCGCCCATGTGAATCTCCTCTTTATAGTAGTGTCAGTTGCCGCTCGTCCTGCATCCCGTAGCGGCGCTCCCAGGTGTCGTTGCGCTCCAGGAAGGCCGCCAGCTCGTCCCAGCTTACCCGGCGTTCCTGCCGGAGCATGTAGGATTTCAGGGAATAGGGAACGACGGGATCGCCGTTGTCATCGGGCTGCCAGGCATCGATGAGCCGGCAGAACGTCGCCCGGGAAAACCCGAGGATCAGGCAGACCTCGGCGTTCCGGTAGCTCCCCCGCACGGGAAGCCCGCAGGCCTTCACCATTTCCCGCAACTGTTCGTCAGTCGTCATTTTCTTCCTTTATGATCTGGATTATGGAGCATCGATAGCGTGTCGAAACCGGATATCCTTCCAGAACTCCTCTTCCGTCGCGAAGGGGTACCAGTAACTGGCGATCCCCTGGCGCACCCAGATGACGGACACGCCGGGCAGACCACCTGGTTGAACGATTTCCTGATCGTCCGGGTTCCGCAATCCGCGCAGGTCATCATCTCCCCGAGGCGTTTTTTGCGTCTCTTACTTTCAGTCATGCTGTGAATTCCCTTTCCGAAATGAAATCTTCCCTCCCCTCCGGAAGAGAGGGCGCCGCCCCGGCCTCCGGAAGGAAAGGAAGACGTCATCAGGACGTCTTCTTCAGATCGTAGTTGAACGTTTCCACGGCCTTGCGCTCCGCGCCGATAAGGCCGAGCTTCATGTCGTTCCAGGTATTGATCAGGTCCCGGTCGAAGGTTTTTTCCACCTTAACCGCCTCGTGGAAGCCTGCGGCCTCCAGCCTCCCGACCACCTCGTCCTTTTTCCCGTGGATCGTCACCTTGTTCTCCACCTGGCGAAGCAGCGATCCGGCGGCCAGCAGACAGACGTCGCCGTCGGCAAAAAATACGCTCCGGCCCGCCTTCATCAGCTTTTGCAGTTCCGCCTCTTTCTCCCTGATGGACTGCTGAGTCCGGGAGAGCTGGTCCCGATAACGGGCGGCCAGCGCTTCCATTTCTGCATTGGCGTCGGTCTCCACCTGAGCAGCCACCGCCTTCAACCACAGGAGCTTCCGCAGCAGCCCGTCCGCCTGCTCACGCAGGTCAACACCCTCGCATATTGTCGCCGTCGTCTTCGCCATCAGGCCGCCTCCTCAAGACTGAGTCGCACCTGTCCCAGGTATTCCGGCAGGGCGATCTTCTTGATTCGGGAATTCCGGGCCAGCACCCGCAGGGCGCGCCGTTCGTTGGCCTGCAGGTAATTCTCCAGTTCGCTGCCCGCCGCAGCGAGGTAGTAGCCGCCGCCGTTGCGGTTCGAGATCGAGCAGATCGGACGGCCTTCGTTGCGCAGCTCCGTGATCAGCTTCCGGATGCCCCGGGTGTCGTTGATCCGGTTCTCCCAGCTCTCCCCGTAGATAAGCTCATAGAGTTCCGCCATCCCGATGGCGTTCTGGCGGCCGATGTGCTCCATCAGCTCGTCCTTCAGGCGGCTTTTCCGGGATTCATGCAGTTCTTTCTGCAGTCTCAGCCGCGCCTCCTTCCGGTCCTTCCGGGGCGGAAGATTCTCTGTTCCTTTATTCATGCCCGGCCTCCTTTCCCCGTGGCGTGGGCCTTGATGGCATCCCACATTTCCCGCAGGATGCGGTGATGAATCGGTTCATAGGGCTCATCGGCCATGACGTAAATCAGCTTTTCCAGCCGCTGAAACTTGTTGTACACGTCCACGATTCCCTCGTCCTTGACGATAATCACGTCCATTTCTGCCTCCTTCCTTANGCGTTGNGCGCNTTGNNCGCTTTCTTTCTTCTCCGGGCCTTCCGATTCCGTCGGCCCAACGCCCGTCATCTTGTTCCGCGTGTATTCCAGGGCGGCGACGATCTTCCAGAGCTGCTCCGCCGTGCACCACCGGTAAGCGTCCACCTTGAACATCCTCCGGGAAATGCCGTCGACGTAGGCTTCCGTCTTGCCGATGTCGGCCAGGATCGCGCCGATCTTCTTCAGCAGGGGCAGCCGGTCCCAGTTCGCCGGATTGCCGGAGGGTTGCCGCTTCGGTCTGCTCACGATCCGGAAGCCGTCCGCCTGGAACTGGGCGATCAGTTTGTCCGCCTGCTTCGAGGTCAGTTCCTTCGACGAAGACACCCCGAAGCCGGCCTGCAGGGTGTGCCGGTATTCCTCGTCCGTCCAGCCGCACTGGGCCTTGGCGATGTGGATGATCGCCAGTTCCTTCTTCGAGATGGTCATTTTCCAGCCTCCCCGCATTCCCGGCAGGCCCGCCAGAGGCGCACCCGCTGGGGAGAGGTGGCCGCGCAGGGCTTCCGCCGTTCCGCGGCGCACCGTCGCAAGGGGATGATCCCCATGACGGGGCAGTTCACCGTCTCCGAGCCGAAGACCTCGCCGACCCGCTGGAGTATCCGGGACATGTCCGCCCCGTAGGTTCCCTTGCGGATCTGGGAGAGGGCGGAGGCCGAAACCCCCAGGGCGCGGGCCGTGGCGGCCTGTCCCTTTTCCTCAATAGTGCGCAGCAGCAGCGCGATGCGATCCTCTTGCGGCATGATGCCTCTCCTCCCGTCCTTCTTTTTCCCGCGCCGGGACAGGCGGCGATTTCACCGGGCATTCCGGACCGGCGTCCTTTACGAGCCGGTATCCTTTATAGTTGTCTCCCCGCCCGGATACGTACCCGCCGATGGCGGCGATGTATCCTTCTTTTTCCAGCAGGTTGAGCAGCTTGCGGGCGTTGTCCGCCTTCGCCCCCGGCACGGTGATCAGCAGGTCCCGGATGTCGAAGCGCCGCTTGATCCGGATCGTCGTCCACATCTTCTGCCGCGCCGAATTGCGGGCGGGTTTCTGTTTCATTCCCTTCACTCCCGCCATGCGCTCACCTCTTCCGGAACTTCGGCTGATCGAAGTACAGGGGGCGATCCGCCCAGTCATCCAGGGTGACCGTTTCCAGTTCCGAGGTCTTTGCCATCTGCTCGATCCGCGACAGCCCGACGACCATCCGGCCGACGTTGGCCTTCGCCTCCCGGTGCAGATGCTCCAGGAGATCATCCGCCAGCTTCACCTCGCAGACCGTATCCGCCAGGGTACGGGCGTCGTCGAGATCCACCCCCTTGAACTCCACCCACTGGGTGATTCGGCGGGCGAAGCGGCCCCGGTCCTGGATCGTTCGGGCGATGCGCTCCATGCCGATCAGGACCACCGCGGCCCCGGTGAGGTCGTAGATGTCCCGCAGGGTGTCCAGCATCTCCGTCTGACGGAAGAGATAATCCGCCTCGTCAATGAAGATCACCCGTTCCTGATTCATGAGCCGCTGGGAGATGTCGTCGATCATGACCGACCTCCGCGCGCGGGGAGCGCCTCCCAGTTCCGTGAGCAGGGCCCCCAGCATGGCCGTCACCGTCCAGCAGGCGTTCGCCCGCAGGAAGATCCCGTCCATCGTGTTGGCCGCGTAGGCGACCACCGTCGTCTTGCCTTCTCCCGGCTCTCCCCACAGCAGGCCCATGCCTTCCACCCCCAGGGGGCGGTTGCGCAGCTCGCCGACGGCGGAGATAAACAGCCGCACATTCTTCGTTTTTGCCAGTTCGTGTCTCATCTCTTACTCCAACTTCCTCCTCTGAATTTCACAGGGCCGCCTCGGCGGTTTCCCCTGTCAGTGCGCGTATTCCAATGGTGCTGGCAAAGGGTTTTCTTCTTGGCTTCCTGGATTCCCTCTCCTGCCATGCTTCGTATTCCTTCTTCCACTGCTTCTGGATATCCGTGACGCTGCCGTCCTTGATCCGGTCCAGGATCCAGCAGTAGACTTCCTCGTTGTTGGCGAAGGTCCGCCGCTCCCGGCGCTTCTGCTGGAGATCGACGATNTTTTGCTGCCGTTCCTCGTATTCGAGGACTTCAGGCGGCAGTTCGACCCTGCCGGACAGGGCTTCCTGGTTCGGCGTCCGGTCGGCGTCCTCGACCGCGCGGGCCGCTTCCTCCAGGGCCTTCGTGGTGTATTCTTCCGTCTGCCGCGGGAGTTCCGCGACGTTTTCGATCAGGCTTTCCCGGTAGGAAAGGATGTCCTCGGGGACGAGGGCGATCTTGTGCTCCCGGATCCGCTTCCGCAGTTCCTTGCGGCCTTCGGCGTAGAATTTCTTCTGCTTCGCCTTCGCGTGGCCGGCCACGTCGGCGGCGGAGATCCCGCTCCAGTTCGTATCAATCGCCGTGCAGAGGTAGTCCCCGTTTTCATCGAAGACGTAAGCCTTCCCGATGTCGGCATAGTCGATCTGCACCTTCACCTGCTTGCCCTCGTAACCGATCAGGGCGAGGTTGTAGTACCTGCGGCGGTTGACCTCGATCCCCTTCTTTTTCACCGTCCGCACGCCGCCGTCCTTCGGGGCCGGGCAGAGCAGCACATCCAGGGCGCGTTCGTCGCTGATGGCGCGGACCGGCGTCAATGAGGAGCGCACCATCGCCGCCGGCGTCTTCCCGTCCAGGGAACTGTGCACATCCTGCATGTAGACCGCATCGATCCAGCGGTCGCATATGTCCTGGAATTTCCGGGCGGTCAGCTTCACCTCCACGACTTCCCCCTTCTTCATCAGCCGCTCGGCAAAGCTCTTTCGGGCTTCGATGTCCTTGCGTTCCGCCACGTTGTGGCCGATATAGCCCGGCAGCAGCTCGATGATGCCGTGGGAAAAAGTGCCGATAAACCGTTCGATGTGGGGTTTTCCCTCGGGTGTGAAGGGAGGCAGGAGATCGCGTTCGATGTCCAGGTCGGCCAGCAGGCGCTCCATGTGCCGCGCCGTGAAGTCCTTGCCGTTGTCCGTGCGGAGCACTTCCGGCACGCCCCATTCCAGGAGGCAGCGGCGCAGCAGGGCGGCGATGGCCTGCGCCCGCGACGTGGGGACGACCAGGACCCTGGCCCTGCGGCTCCACACGTCGATATTGGCGATGACCGTATGGCGGCCTTCGGCGAGCATGATGTCGCCGGGGGTGGCGTCGGCTTCCCAAAGCTGGTTGAGGCGGACAATGTTCGCCGCGGCGCTGCCCAGGGCCAACCCATATTCCGAGCGGAACCTGTCCGGGTTCGTCATGGAGAGGAGCAGCGCCTTGTTTTCCTTTTTCCAGCGCCGGGCGAAATTATAGATGACATGAGGGGCGGGGAGTTGGGCCGCATCGCGGAACCGCGCCTCCATTCCGGCATAAATCTTGGTGACGGACACGCGGGGATGGGCGGCGATCATCGCCGTCACGAATTCCTGCTGCTCNTCNGTCAGCAGCGTGCGNCCNGCGTTNTTNCCGTAATGCCAGGCCAGCCCGGCGAGCCCCTGCGTCTCGTATCTCTCCTGCCAGCGGTACAGGGTGGNGGGATGGANNCTGCCGGTCTTGGCGNCCTTTTCGACAATCCAGTCGTCCAGAGGGATCCGCCCGGCGNTGAGTTGGGCGCAGAACAGGGCGAGCCCCTGGCTNTTCCNGAAATTTCCGGCGGCGATGAAGGCGTCCTTCGCCTTCAGGACCTCCCAGCAGGCCTCCGCCTCCCGCTTCCGGGCCTCCGGCAACTGCGCGAAGGCGGCCAGGCCGCGCTCCTTGATCAGGAGTTTCTCTTCCTTCTCCCGTTCCAGGTCATCAAGGTAGTTCCGCGCGGTCAGGTAGCCGGCCATTTCCGGCGAATCGGGGGCGATGGCGGCGGTGGCCTGGGCGGCGCGCTGTCTGGCGATGGCGGCCTGGTATTCGACGGGAAGGACGGCGCGGCGATACAGCTTCCTTTTTCCGCCTCTGCCCGTCTCCATTTCATACGGCCAGCCTTCCGCATCCGCCCGCTTCTGGATCGCCTGCCATGAAATGCCCATGATGACGGCCAGTTCTTTCAGGGAGAATCGGTCTTTTGTGCAGTCCACCGTTACGAAGCCCATGTCATTCCTCAGAAATGCCGGTAGACAAAATTCACGGTAAAAAATAGAACGGCGAAAGCGCACACGTACCAGCAGATCACCTCCAGCAGGGCGCTGTTCATCAGTCTGTCGAACCAGTCCAGTGATTTATCCCGCAACATTTCCTTAGTCATGGCGTTGTCCTTCCTTATATGGTTACTCTTCGATTTTCCCCTTCTTGAGGATCGCCAGCTTGGCGTTCAGGTCCGCGATCTGCTGGGAGATCTTGCCGATCTCCGCCTGGCGGATGTCGTCACCCATGTAAACCTTGTAGCCCCGCTTCCGGGCCAGCAGCTCCGTGAGGCAGTACGTCCCCAGGGCGGCTTCGAAGGCGGCGGCGTATTCGAAGGGGAACCGCCAGCCCTCCCGGCTTTCCGCAGCCCAGGAATCAATTTGGGCTTTCGTGATTTCCGTCCCGGTGAGTTCGCTCATCTTCGCCGCCACTTCGTAGCGGGACAGCCGCGTTTCTTTGAGTGACGCCGCCAGGATGGCGCGCAGCTCCGCTCCGTAAGCCAGGCTTCCGCCGGTCAGTTCCGGCGGCTTGGGCAATTCGATCAGGCCTTCCAGTGACAACTGGTTTCCGTTTCCGTTTCCGCAATTCCGTTTCCGCATGCTCCCCTCCTCGTTTAAACATGAACCCGAAATGACCAACGTTAACCCTTGTAACCTGTTCAAATCTTTTCCTGTTTTTTCCATTGTCAAACGTTAAAAATTAACGTAAAAAGCAGTTTATTGTTTACGCGGCCTTGTTTTTTCGGTCGGTACGCGGGAAAAACCTTCTCCAGGGGCATGCCGAGCCGTTTTGCGATCTCCTTCGCCACCTTGGTGGAGACGATGAAGTCGCACTGCTTGATGACCCGGCTGACCTGGGTATCCGTAACGGAACACTCGCGGGCGATCTCCCGCTGCCGAATCCCTCTCTCCGCCAGGGCGGCCTTGATCTGGTTTGGTTTCATGATGCGGCTCCTTAAAGGGTTTTTTACTGATGACTCAAAACGTCGTTACCGGGTTGTTCACTCTTTTGGGCGTTATCCTGGGCATCCTCGGGACGCTTCTCGCTCAGCTCTTTTTGCGCAAGGAGAAATTCAAGGAGGTCCTCTACAAAGAGCGCCTTGTCGCATATAAAGAGGCTGCGGAAGGATGCCGGAAGCTGCTTATGAAGACCGGAACCATCATCGACATCGCAAGGAACGCCCAGGGCGCTCCTCCTGATGAAAGCCATCTCGTAGCCGAACTGACGGAGTTTGCGTCCCTCGTCGATCAACTGCGAAACTGTCTCTGGCGACACGGGGCGGTCATGTCCGACGATGTCCTCCAGAAAGCTCATTGCTTTATCTTCAAAGCGGTCGATGTTAGGGACATTGTTGCGCATAGAATGGAGAGCCCGTTCGAGACGGAGTTCAGAACGGATCTGATAAAGGAAGATGTACTCTTTGGCTGCAAGACGTCTCTCGATGCGATGAGGAAAGAGCTTTGTGTCGACGAATTGTCTAAGGACACAATGACAACGGCCTATTTTGGAAAAAATTTGATCAGAAAATTGAGCGGCAAGGGTAAGGATTATACCGGTGATTACGCCTCCCAGGGCGACTAATCCTCCGGCGATGGATTCGAGGATTTCCTTGTCGGTCATATAAAGCTCCTTTCCCCTTCCCGGCCTTTCCTGCCGGCGGAGTCGTTATTTTTTCTTTTTTATTGAGGTCTTAATTAATGAACAGAGAAGAGTTTGAAGTTGCTTTTAAAAGTGACAATGGATGCCGTTCTTGAACAGTATGTTCAGCCAATGACCCACGCTCTTTGTCTCTTAACTTATGTGGTCTCTCGCACGCAGGATGGCAAATGGCTTGCGGAGCAGCTTCGCATCCAGGCAGATTCATGTCCTGATGATGTAGCCGGCAAGGGCATTCTTCACGCACTTGCGGAAATGGCGGAGTCTCCCGATGCAATTCCGCCAAACGACGTTCGAAAGCGAGCGAATACCTCTTTGCGGCTGATTCAGGGAGGCAAGAAAGATTAGGTTCTGACATAAGATCCTCTTTTCAGTTTTTGACCCTCCCGGCCTGGTCGCCGGGGGTGGTTATTTTGTTTATTTTTTAGCGTAGCAGGGAAAGACCTGATCGATAGGTTTACCGAGCTTCGCGCAGATCACCGTCGCAACGGGACGCGAGATGACGATGTCGAGATCGCTGTAACGGATGACCTTGCTGACGGTGGAATCACTGACGTGGCATTCACGGGCGATATCCCGCTGGCTGATCTTCTTTCCCGTCAGCGCGGCTTTGATCAGGTGTGGTTTCAT